ATTCTTAAAACTTCATTCCACGCATCAGGGCCGTGATTCATATTCACGAAAGTTCTGAGTTCTTGTTCCATTGCGGCGATTTTCTTTTTGTGTGCAAAGACTTCAAGTGCTTCTTCTTCAACACTCATACCAGATTTTTTTGCTCTAGCTGCTTCTTTAGTTACAGTTTCACAACTTGTCATCCACCTACCGATGTCTCCATACATAGATTCCACATCTCGGCCGATTTCAAATCCTTTTTTGATTGCACTAAAGGCTGCTGTTGCAGCTCCAAATGCTGTAATTGGGTCTACCATATTTGCCTCTCCTACTCTCATTACTATTTATAATAAAAAAGGGGTGTACACAAAAGTGTAACACCCCTTCAATAAGGAGAAACAAAGGAAGTTTAGGCTTCTATAGCTAATTTCTGAAAGTAATCTAAACTATCATCACTCTCAATAGAAGTTGTTTTGACAACATTGTCTACATAAGACTTGTCATCTCCATCAACTTCTGTCTTAGGAAGTTCTACATCAGCTGCAGAACTTGTTGTTGATTGAGTTCCACTTAGAACATCGTCAAGACGATTTTTGAGTTCATCATAAGTCTTAAAGTTAGATGGTGCATTAAACTCTTTTAAAGAGTATTCTGTCTTCCAAATCTTATCTAATTCGGAATCATCTTCGTTTAATTTTGATGGACTATCAAACTCTGACTTGTCGTAGTTCCAGTATCCGTCAACCTTTCTGATTTTCAATTTAAAGTTTGCACCTTCCCAGAAATCAAATGGATTTACTGGAGTTTCATCTTCAAACTGAGGTTGTAAAGCTTCCATCAATTTATCATAAATTTTCTTACCATATCTGAATAAGAAAACTTTACCTTCATTTTCTGGATGCTTTGGGTCAGACACTACATATATGTTTGAGTAGTATTGTAGTTTTCTCTTTTGTTTTCTAGCGATTTCTTTATCACTTTCAACACCAGAGTTCCACAGTTGAGAATTGTATTCTGAAACTGGGTCTTTTTGAGTTAATGTAGTTAATGAGTTTTCAATGTACCACTTACCAGTTGGCCCTTGAAATGCGTGATTCCAAAGTTTTGCCCAAGGCATATCTTCACCATCTGGTGCAGGCAGAAAACGAATAACTGCATAACCATTACCAGACTTATCTAGTTCTGGTTTCCACAATCTCTCATCTACATATGATTGTTTTTCTACTGGTGCATTTTCTGATTCAACTGCAGCCAGTATCTTGTCTAAAGAATTAGACTTTTTTAAAGTATCTAATGACATATTATATCTCCGTATGTTATTATATGTTTTATATGTTATTTTATTTCACTTAATCATAATATAATGTTATTTATACAACCACTCTACCCCACATATTTCCGTAGGTGATTGTTTTCACATTGTTATAGTCTGACCATTCTGGTATTTCAGAACCATCATCTATAACTCTGTAAAACTTTTTGTCTGGATATTTCTTAAAATTATTTTCGTGTTGTTCTATCCAGTTCATAGGACTTACATATTTACAATCAGAAGTAATGTAACAATCTGTGTCTTTATACACATTATTTACTTTACCATCTCTTGGCATATCAAATCCTAACATATAGATGTTATCTATATCTTTATTTTCTTCTATTGCAACTCTAACAGCAGTAGGGCCTGAACTCCAACCCATAAATTCACCATCAAAGAAAGTATCTAAATCTTCAGCCATATCATTATCATCTACCCAAGTAATCCATAAACCAGCATTACCTAGTTTTTGTCTTACATCACCTTTCGGTAATCCTTTAAACTTTGATAATATTTCTAATATCGCATCTTTAAATCTCTCTGGGTCTATTCCGTGACAAACTAATTGTGTTCTAGAACCTTTTTCATTTTGATGTAAAAATTTATCTACTGTATCTAAATCTAAACTCTTGAGTTGTTCATTCAGTTGTTCCATACTTGATTGTTCTAATCCAGTATATTGTAACATCTCAAAGAATTGTTCTGGTAACAGTTTCCATTGTCTAAAATAACATTTGTTATTAGAACAATAACCAGATGAATATATCTCGTGCATCATAGCCCAATCTGTTGATATTAATCCATCTGGTTGGAAATCTCTATAAAGTGCATTACACCCATATATCTTTCCCCATTGTCTAAATTGTTTTAGGTCATATCCATCTCTGGACTCACCATTACCAAGTACAAATACATTTTTAGGTTTACTATTATCCACTATAAAATCCAATAAAGATAGTTGTTGCATTACTCTGTGTCAGATGGTTTATCATTATAATCACTAGTTTTTTTGAAAGCGTGAATATTGTCCACTTCGTCAACATCTTCTAGTTCATCATCTAAGTCACCAAGAACATCACCATCTTGTTCTATACTAGGTTCTGTTATTGATACTGTAATGTCTTCATAACCACAACCTTTAAGAAAATTATTAAACTTTTCTTCTAGTTGTCCTAAATCATTTTCTTCTATTACAACTTCAACTTCAACTCTTTCTTCGGAGTCAAAATCGTCTTTAATTTCATTTGTCTTAATAAATGTAAATCTTTGTTCCACACCTATCTCCTAAAGTTTCTTTTATTTTTAATAAAAGCTTGTTTGTTTACTTCTTTTAATCTATCTCTTAAACTGTCATTATCTTTTTTAAGATATGCACAATCAGATGATAGAAGTTTTATTTTATCTTCCATACCTTCAAATTTAGAACGATAAAAATCTCTTTCTCTTACTAAAGATTCGTTAGATTGTTTTTGTTCCATATTCATATTTACTCCAAATTAAAATTAATATTGTATGTGTTGTAGTTGTTTTGACACTTTTCGTACATAATCATCTCTGACCAAATCACCCTCGTGGATAAACATATCACAAGAACAATATGCACAATTTTTACCTTGCAATAAGAAATTCAAAACTGTATGTTTAAAGTTTTTCATATCCTCATTAAAAGGTTTTAATGGTAAAGTATCAATACCATTATTCTCTAAAATCAATATGGAATTAGTAATAAAAGAAGATTGATTCTTATGTTCTAATTTCATATGTTTAAGAAACTCAAAATATTTTTGTACATTAACATTGTGTAAACTGTATAAAACTGAATACACAGTTCCTAATTGATGGTGCAATTCATCTGACTCAAATAGGTCAGCTACATCTGACACCAGGCCCTCTGGTGTTATATCATTGATTGCACCTTTATCCCACAGAAAGTTCCAATCACTTTCTAACATATATTCTAATAAATCTTGTAATTTTTGTGGTTTACCATCATCTTTAATATAACTTTTTCTTTTACACTTATAATCCATTTTAAAATAATACTGTTTATTTACTGCATCATAATTAATAACTTCTATCACATCAACTGATGACCTTTTAAAACCTCTTGAGTTACCAGTAATTGTTTTTTCTTTAACACTACAAGCACCAATAAAATCTGGAAAAAATGGTTGATATCTCTCTTGGAATATTCCTACTTTATTCTTCCAATTTTTTCTACACACAAGATACCCTAGATAAAATATATTTGTATTCTGTATCATATCAAATTCAGAATCATCTGTAATATCTTTTTCTAGTAATTGATGATGAGAGTAAGGAATACCTAAACCTTTGTAATAGTGTTCTTTACCTTTCCAGACCCTTCCACCACAATGATTTAAATCATCGTCTATTTCTAATCTGTTTACTTCTGTACCTTGTTTATCGTATATTGGTATTGTATGCATTACTTTTTATTTTTTGTTAAATTTAGAACTTTCATTTTATACTCTGTTTCATTAATTGTCAATAGTGAATCGTAATTATTTAATTTGTTTCTATGATTAGGCCAGATAATGTTTTCATTTATTTGTTTATCCCAATCCTTTTGATAGTTTACTAACTTGTTTAATATAATCATTGTTTCTATATTGATTCTTTGTGATAAATAATTTCTAAACAATATTGGGTGTTGTCCGTTTTCAACAGTAAATAATTTATTAAAATCTGTAACTTGATTTAACAACAAGTTCATATCTTGTTCAAACATATATCTTAATGATTGATGTCTTTTTTTCCAATCTGTAAAGTTCCTATCATTGAACTCTCCAATGTATCCTTTTTCATTTCTTAAAAAATTAGAAACAAAAAAGTCTTGAGTTTCATCACCATACTTTCTTGCAACTTTACCAAAAAAGTGTTTGTCTTTTCTTTGTAGATAACTAGATTTACTAGCTCTAGTTTTACCACCATACTTTGTAAAGTCGTAGTCTGAGTTGAAATGTGCTTTCAAACCCATATAAATTTTAAATGCATTAAAGGCGTCCATAATATGAATCATACTGGTAGTTTACCCATTTTAGGTAAAAAGTTTAAATCTCTTGCGTTTGCTTCTATTTTATCTTTAAGTGGTTTTTGGATTAGACCAGTTATACTATCTGGTTCTACTTCGTTCTTGGTACAATATTCTAATATTGCATCCATATGTGATATGTTTTTCTCTCTGACTTGAGATTCTATGTATATTGAAAATGTTTTTGGTGTCATAATGTATTCACAATCTAATAAAAATTAATAAAAAAGGGTGGGTTCAAACCTCAAGGGTATTATACCCCACCCAATTTAGCGAAATTACTTCTCAGCGCAAGCGTAAGAATTAATTTCAAGACCTACTGAAATTTCAGTAATAGTTGGTTTTGACCAAGCCATAGTTATTCTCCTAACTAGTATTGGAGTGCTGGTTGCCTTGGGCCGCAGACCACTCATTATTAAATGGTGAGTATTCTGTTACTAGGAACTCACCGAACCCTATCAGATTAAGCAGCTAGTGCGAAATCTTGAGATGCAAAGTTATCGTTTGCGTTTATAGTGTTTGACCTATAAGGAAGTCAACCCATACTCTCCAATAACCCTTTAACATCTGTCTACCCTATTTCACCCCCTCATTAGAGGCTTTTTGGTGGAGGTGGAGGGTACTGCCCCCTCGTCCAGTCTATCTCAAAGTCATCTTCGTCAAGTATCCTTTATATCTATAAATTACATTTCTGTAAGTTATATGAACAAACTGTTAATTTTTCATTTACCAGTCTTTACAGTATTATAATATAGATTTAACTCTTTGTCAAGTAGATGCAAATATTTATGTTTATCTTTTACAAACTCTTGAACTGTACCGTCTTCTGTAACCACTAATATAACTATCTGGTTTATCTCTTGTGATGTTCTTTCTTGATACATCTCTGCATATGCAGAGGCTTGTATATAATAGTTCTCATTCCAATTATCTTCTCGTTCTTTGGTACTTGTTTTGAAATCAATTACAGACAACTCTCCGTTCCACTCTGCAATACAATCAACCCTACCAGCAATCTTATAAAAGTCGTGCCATAATGCTCTTTCTTGACAATGTATCAATCCAATTCTTTTATCTAAATATGGTTTTAGTTGTGAGAACAAACAATAAGATAGAAATCTACCTTTTTTATATTCATTCCAATCTTTGTTCTCATAACCATTGTCTAAATACTTTTCACAATAATGATGTACTTGAGTTCCTCTTGTTGCAGATTTTCTTGAAACATAAGTTGCAACATCTTCACCAACTCTTTTTCTCCACTCAAATAAACCTTCTTTACCTCTGTTTTTTAAAACAGTAGTGATAGATGGATAAAACTTACCCTCTGGTGTTTCGTATAACCTTATGCCATCAGAAGTCTTAGCACTTATGTCTGGTATATCTAAATTATTTTTGTGTTGGAACATTCTTTTTCTTATATTCATCTGGTACTTTTCCATAACCTACAACTCTATCCCATTCTCTTTGAGTATAACCTTCTTTGTCTATCATATATTAAGACCATTTGTGTATACTACTTTACCATTTATTTTACTTGCTGTCAATACCGATTTTCTATTTTTTCCATCTTCATTATAAGATATATGAATCCACCCACTTCTAGGGTCGCCTGGTGTATAGAACTCTAAAATGAGCTGGTCAAAATCTAGATTGTTTTCTATCCACATAGCCACATCTGCATTACTTTCTTTTAAACACTCAAGGTCAACCGCCTGACCTTTACAATGTTGTGATTTAGAAGAACCACCTATCTTTGCATTTAAATCTGGACTTCTATACCCAGATGTAATGAGTGTTATACCAAACTTTTCTCTTATTGGTTGTACAACATTTGCAAATAACTTTTTTGCATTTTGTAAATGTTCTTCACTTAATGAATTATCTATTCCGTGTCGTGTTGCAGTTTGTGATTTAATATATTCTGCAACTGTAAAATTTTCACTTAATTTTTCAGACATATTTTCTCCTTAAAAATTTACCTTGTAACTTACACCTATTGAATTGTATTGACTATCACCTCTTTTAAATTTACTTCCGATACCTATACTATTATTCTTATTAAGTTTATAAGATATTCCTGCCTTATATGTAATGTCTGATTGTTCGTATATAGAATCAAAACTATCTCTGAATCTTACACCACCTTTAATACTCCAGACATCATTTAATTTATATTTTAGACCAGGCTCTATGTGCCAGTATTCGTGACTTTTATCTCTAGTGAACTTATATCCAGCACCACCTCGTATGTACATACTAAGTTTACCATAAACTTTTTTAGAACTTATCAATGCAAATTCTGCTCTCTGGTCATTACTGGTAGAACTATCTTTTACTTTTAATCTTGTTTTTATTTCAGCAGAGAATACATCATTTAGTTTCTTACCAACAGTAAGTCCATACTCTGATGCATTTTTACCACCATTCAATCCATCTTGTAAACCATAACCAAATTTTGCATAATAACCATCTGCACTTACAGTAATAGGTAATGCAACAATACTTGCAATCATCAAATATTTTTTCATTATTGACAACTTCCTTTTGGGTGTTCGCCATTTTCTTCTGGTGATTTTCCGTGTTTTAAATAATAATCTCTAGCCTTACGAATATTCGCACCGTGATGATTTCCCATCTCACACCACTTTTTAATATATTCGTTTTCTGGTTCAAGTCTTAATACTTCTTTCACTAATGTTTCTTGTATTCTCCAATCCCATCTTTGTTTTGTACTTTGCATAATATATTACTCTCCTAGACCAAGTTTTGTTTTTTCTATTAAATAATTACGAACAAAACCAGAACGAACAATATCACCTATTGTAAATTCTACTGTTTCAAATTCTTTCATTTGTTCTAATATTCTCATAAAATCTTGTAGTCCTTCTTTTTCACTCATCTTGGTCAAATCTGATTGAAAGAAATCACCACAAAATATAATTTTACTGTCTTGACCAACTCTTGTAACAATCGTATCTAACTCGTGAAAGTTACAGTTCTGAGATTCGTCAACAATTACGACAGCGTTATCTAATGTTATACCACGAAGATATGAAGTTGTCAAGAAGGTAACACTACCTTGATTTTTTAATCTGTCGTATAACATACTAAATGCATTATCACTTGATTGTTCAAACATAAACTGAACCATATTGTGATATGGTACTTGGTACAATGCAGACTTATCTTCTTCATCACCAGGCAGAAACCCCATATCTCTTGTTGGAACAACTGAACGAATAATGATAACATTTTCGTACTTAGTTTTTGGGTCTAACACTTGCTCTAATGCAAGATACATTGATATAAAAGTTTTTCCAGTACCAGCTGCACCAAACAAAAACAAATTCTTATTGTCTTTTCTCCAGGCATTAAAGACTACCTTTTGATTATCTGTAATTGGTTTCACAGTAACTAAATTATCTAATTTAATGTCTTGTTTTTTACTCATAACTTTCCTCGTAATTATTTCCTAAATTATCAGTATATACTATTTTTTCTATATCTCCACTAAACAAAGTAAAGTAATGATTTTGTGATATACCGATTGTTCCCTCATATGAGAATATACCTTTACTTGTTTTAACAACAACAGAGTCAATATAATCTGCTGGTATTTCTGTTCTAGTTAATTGATCAAATTGTAGTCCAGAATAGTTTGGGTGATTGAATTGAATTCTTTTTTTATCAAAATGTAATTTATCATCAATAATATCTACTCTATCTTTTGGTACACTACTATCAACTAATGGTGTTGCAGAACAACCACCAGCTGCCTTAATATACTTTCTATTATAAAATAAATTACCATCTATATCTTCTGCAACAACAGTTAAGTGTGTGTATGCATTTACTCTTATATTAGTTTCAATATATGGTAATAAACCTACAAACTCAAATGTTGCACAACAAGGTGTTGGATTCTCGTCTATAATTAAAGTAAATTTAATTAAGTCTTTTGACTTTGTTGTGATAACAATAGGAACATTTCCACTATCTATTGCACGATAAGGTGATACAATAATTATGTCATCAGTTCGTTCTAAAAACTGTTCTTTATATAAATTATCTTTCAACCATTCTTTCCAACTATCTGAACAAACAGATATTGGAAATAGTAAAATAATAAGACTAAGGACTACGCTTTTTATGTTTATCATATGCTCTTTTTGCTTTTAATTTCTTAATTGATTTTTTACCATATCTATCTGCGAGTGGGCTAGTAGGGTGTTTTTCTGCAATCTTACTAAACACCTCTCTCATACCAGAATCACCCTTTTCACTTTTAGTAACTCCACTAACTACATTCATATTTAAATAATCAGCAGGTTCAATGTTAGGATTGACTTTTAAATACTCAACTTTCTCTTCGTAAGACATAAATTCGTCAAAATATTTATTTTCTTTTTTATTGTAAAAATCGTATCTAGGCATTTAATCTAACTTCTTATCAATCTCTAATCTCAAGTCAAGAATTCTTTCTTCTATATAATTGATTGCAGTATTTACATAACCCATATCTTCTGGGCCGTGTTCTTCTACAAACTTTTTTGCAATGTGTACTTCATCTTGAAGCATCATAAGTCTATCAAGTTTACTTGTCATAATATTATCTCCTTAGTTTTTTTTTATAATTTTTAATCTCACCTTTAAACTCTTTTAGTATTGTAAACATATCTATTGTTTGCATTACAAACATACCAAAAAAGAAGCCAGTAAAAAATAGTAATAATTCACCCATTTTTTCTCTCCAATTCTTCTATAAGTTCCTTAACTCTAATTTGTAAATCGTGTATTTGTTTTTGCATTTGTGCAATCTCAAACTGATACAATTCATCTTTACCTAACCAGTTTCTCTTTAACTCTTCTCTCTTTTTTTTCACTTCTTCACTCTCTAAATATTCTAAGTCACCTTTTACAATGTGTTCATTAATCATATCCCAATATCCTTTTCTTGAAACCATAATGGTATACTCCTATTCTTCCAAGTCGCAAATCTAGTCTTCTCTTTTATATAGTAGTTCTTATAAGCTGCGATTGGTTGATTAGGAATCTTGCAATAATCTGGCATACATTGGGGCATCTCAGTTAGTCTAGTATCTGGATTAATATTCTTTGGTATAATATTTAAGTATGGTAATCTATTTTCTACTGAGTGTTTCTTACCATATCTAAATGTATATTCTTTTAGTAAATTCATTAGTAAATGTAATAACCAAGAATAATTACCTTTGGTTTCTCTACACCATATTGCAGATGGGTGTTTAGTATGACACGCCAACATTAGGTTTTCTTCCATAAAGTCTGTTGGGTGTTTCCATCTTTTTACATTTCTACCAGTTTTAGATTTACCAGCATATTCTTTTCCGTCTAGTAATCTATGTGCAGTAGATAATAGTTGTGCATACTCTACACACATTTTTACAGCGTGTTTATCACAATGTTCCAAAGATGCAATCTTTGGGTCTTCATTAGTATAAAATATATTCACATTATCTCCTTCTATAAAAAATATGTCTACCAATTTTAACAGTTTTTTCAAAATCTCTTGACCATTTTGGTTTAACATAGTCAGCGTGATAATACAACGCTCCATCTGTAATGTCAAGCAAAGTTTTGAAATTTGATGCAACTAAACCCTCTGCAAGTGTAAACAGTTGATTATATGTGTAGTAATCTTTTATCTCATCTGATTTACCATCACAGTACCAACTAAATTGACACATATTTTTAATGGGTTTCTTTAAACCTTTTTCTTTTAACCACCATTGTGATATTTTAGCATCTTCTATAACACCACAAATTGTGTTTGGATATAATTCACTTTTTACTCTATTTAAAACTACATTGGTTACACCTAGAACTCCAGCTGTTCCCTCATTACGAGCTTCAAAATACATATT